ATAACTCCCTCCGGAGTTATGTCTATTTTTTTGTCCTTATCGGAGGTGAAAACAAGATCCACCTCGAACTTGCCTTTTTCGGTGCATCGGACCTGGCGAACCATTGACAAAATCAGGTTACGCTTCAGTATGTTGTCGTCTGGGGCATTGTCTATGAGAGAAGCCCAGGTCGAAAGTGATTTCAAAATTGCGCCTAATTTTTCTTGGTTCTCCAACGGCTCCAGCATAGAAAGAAGCTTCTTGTATCTCTCTTCGGCCGCATCGTGGCGAGTTCGCGCTTCTAACAATTTTTCATTCCAATATTCTGCGTTTGCAGCTGACACCACGCCGGAAAGAAAAATTTCGTCTATTCGCTTCAACGTTTCAGCCGCTTCCGTACACTCCGCCAATGCTTCTTCTACTTTTTTGTTTTCCCGCTGTTTGCGGACGGCAATCGTCTCCTGGTGGAGTTCATAGCACCTATGAACATAATTCTGATCCAGTGCGATCTTTTTAATTACATCGAGAACTGCCTGGTCCAGTTTTTCGGCATTGATTCTGCATTTGCAATCGCGATCGGTGCAAAGGTAATAAAAATATTTGTTGCTTTTTTTATTCACGGAAGCAGGAGTCATATATCTATCTGGAGTACAGCAGCAACGTACCAGGCCTGAAAGGAGGTATGCATATTTTCTCCGACCGGGACGCGCGACGTTGTAGTTTTCCCCCGGCAGCAGCTTCTGGACTTCCTCGAAAAGCTCGCGGTCGATAATTGGCTGATGCTCCCCCTTAAAAAACTCGCCCTTGTACGGGACTTCTCCGATGTAGAATCGATTCCGGAGGAGCTTGTATATCTTCTTCCGGTCGCCAATTCTTTCTTTGTGGACCGTGCAAAAATTATGAAGATCTTCGAATGTACCGCACCGATGACCCGCTACATATAGAGTAAAAATGCTCTTGACAACAGCCGCGTCCTCCGGAACGACTTCGGCAGTGTTTTTGACTCCCTCTTTTCGCCGGTATCCGAGCGGGAGTCTGCCCCATGTAGCTTTTCCCTGGCTTGCGATCCAGCGCATCTTTGCGGTGATTCGTTCGCTTGTCATCTCGCGCTCGAGTTGCGCGATCGCGATTGTCTGTGTAAGGTTGAAACGCGCCATCGCGCCGGTCGCCGAGAGATAATTCTGACGGATCGAGATGAATCCGAGCCCTGCATCACGGAGCCTTTCGAAAAGCGGAGCAGCGTCAGCGAGATTGCGGGAAAGACGGTCGAGCTGCCAGACGACCAGTGTGTTGAAAGAGGGACGACCGCTCTCGATATCCTGGATGATCTGCTGTATTCCTGGCCGGTTCAGATCTTTTCCGGATCGGAATTCATCGTAAATTTCCATAAACGTCGCGCGGGGATCGCTTGAAAGAATATAATCGCGGCACTCCTTTATCTGAACTCGGATACTCGTTTCCTGCGCTGACCACTGGGACCCCTTCGGCGATACACGTGCATAAATGCAGTAACGGTGATTCTTCATTTCACCCACCTGAAACTATCGAGATACCATTTCTTCCCCTCGTGCGAAATTTTTGCTTCGAAGTGCGATCTGACGACTGCGCCGAAAACGTTCTGGGCGTCGACGTATCCGCGGACGGAGAATTTGTCGTCGCCGATAATTTCAACCTTTACACCGTCGGTATGGTAAGAGGGAAAATCCGCACTCTTGGGAGTGGAGAGTTCCTTTTTGGCAAATTGTTGGGCGTAGTACCACGCTTCGTATTTGTTGCAATCAGCGATCGCCTCTGGACTGGGCTTGTAGTTCCGGCACGAAAAAAAAGCGTAAAGAATTACGAAAAGGACCACGGCGAAACACCCGATAGACCATTGCTGATCCGCTTTTTGTTTTTCTACTGTATTCATTTTTTTAATCCTTTTTCCTGAATTCCGCGATAATTTTGAGTGCTCTCTCTTTTGCTTCCGGAGCCATATCGGCGAAAATAAATTCCCGAAGCAAACCGGCACGAAAAGCCTCGACCGCTTCGTCTTTCGTCAACTCTACATTGACCGCACTGCCGCGCATTGCCAGCTCCTTTGCCGTGAGGCGGCGACTACCATCTTCGTAAGAGACGAGATCGTCCGGATCACATTGCAAAATGGTTGCGATTTTTTCAATTCTCGACGGACGCGGCGCAAATAACCCGGACTCCCAGTTGTGGACGCTTGACTCTGCTATACCTAATGCGAGAGATATTTCCTTCAGGGTAAGCCCCCTTTGTTCTCTTATTTCTTTGAAACGCTGTGGTCGAAAAATCATATAAAGCCTCCTTTTTATAGATATAATATAATACCAGAAATCATCAAAAACAAAATAAAAACAGAAAAAAAATGATAAAATATTATTTTTACTCTTGAAACAGAAGAAAACAGAAGTTATATTAAAAACGTCCGCCAGAAAGAAAAGCAAAAAAATGAAAGGAAAGATAATGAAAATTAGCTTTGAAGCTCCGGATGAATGGGGAAAGCTTCTTGACGAAGAGGCTAAAAAGGATGGCCACAACAACAGAGCTGCCGTGATTCGGAAAATAGTAAACCTTTTTTTTGGCAAAAAACTTCTGTTTTCTTCTGTTGAGAAAGAGAGAGTCACCACTGAGGAGTAAAAGATATGGGACACGAATATAATGCAAACTGGACACCGAAACAACCAGCACGTCGCAACTACGGAACCAGGTGCAGCAGCGTAACAATCAGCTTGATCGTCAAGGTTTTTTTGGTTGGAATTGTCGCCGGCTACCTACTCGGGCTCGTTCAGCAGGTTGTGCAGAAGGATACCAGGGCGAAGATCGAGGCTCACCGTGCGCGGTATTGAAATCCGGCTGAAAGAAATCGCCTGGGACGATCTTACCCGCGTTGAACAAGATCGCATATCTGCAGCGCGAAAAGAGCTTGCCCGTTACGTCGGGGAAAAAATATTTGAGGCTTTGAAAAATGAATGCACTTTTGAAAATTCAGACTTCACTGAAAGTGAAGAAAAGCAGATATAATACTTTCGGCAGATTCCACTATCGATCCTGCGAAGATATTCTGGAGGCGGTGAAACCGCTCCTGGCGGATGTGGGTGCCTGCTTGACTTTCGCGGAAGAAGTATTCCAGCTGGGAGACCGCCTTTTTGTTCGCTCGACAGCAAAACTGCTCGCCGACGAGCAGGAATACAGCAGCACCGGCGTCGCAGGACTCTCCTTTGACCGTATCTCCGATTCCGCGCAGGCTGCCGGAGCCGCCACGAGTTACGCCCGGAAATATGCTCTTTGCGGCTTGCTTCTAATCGATGACGGAGAAGATAATGACAGCATCCAGCCTGCCTCCGCCGCCCCTGCTGCGCCCGATGTACCTGCTGCCGTCAAACCGTTGCCACCGCCGCCCGGCGGGATAAAAAAATAAAAAAAGGAAAGGAAAGAAAAAAAATGAACGTGTTGGGATTTGATATCGAGACGATTCCGAATTCCGGAATGCTCGACCGCTTGCCTCCCGTAGAGGTGAAGGCGGGAAACCTGAAGGATCCGGCTAAAATTGCCGAAAAAGAGGCTGCAGCGAAAGCTGAGCAGCTTGAAAAAATGGCTCTCTCTCCGCTGTATGGAAGAGTGTGCTGCTGGTGTGCGGAAGACGCCGCCGGAGTGCGCTTCGAGAGCTGCATCGAAGAAGATACCGACGCCGAAGAAAGTCGCGTTATCGAGGCTGCGCTGCAGCTTATTGGCTATGGAAACCGGACACTGCTCACATATAATGGAAACAGCTTTGACGTGCCCTTCATTTATCGCCGCGCCGTTCTTCTCGGCATTGACGTCAGAAAGTTCCATCTGCCTCCACTTCCGGCGATGACCGCCCGTTACCGTAACGACCTGCATCACGATCTGATGAATATCTGGTGCGGAACGGGAGGCTTTGAGAAGCTCGACAATCTTGCCGCCGCCATTCTGGGCGACCGAAAAAACGAAATAGACTTCCACGATTTTCCTGAAATGATAAAGACGACCGCAGGAAGAGAAGAGCTGCTCTCCTACTGCCGCCAGGACGTCGCGTTGCTTGTAAAAATTTATCTCCGCGTTGTCGGAATTCTCATTTAACAGAAAGGATAAAAAAATGATTAGAAAAGAAGGACTTGTGAACTGCACCGTGACGGACGTTTATATCTGTGACTGCAAGTTCCCCGCAGAAGCAAACGAAGTGAACTCCCGCCGGGAGAGAGTACAGTGTTTCTATGATGTCGTGTTGGTTCTGACCGAAGACGCCACCGGCGATACCGGAACATGGAAAGGGGAGATCTCGAACCGTAGCGGCTTCGGAAATCGCGTCGACACCTACCGTTCAGACCTGACCCTTGAATCTCTGCAGTCGATTGGCTTCGGAGTGACCACCATCTCCGAGCTTGAAAATCAGTTCTATCCGAACCCGGACGGAACCATCGGTATCCCGAATATGATCGGTCTGAAAGCCGTCGTTACCGTTGAAAAGCGCGAATGGAAAGGCAAAGAATATTTTGATATTAAATACCTTAACAGCGCGAACAGCGTCAAGAAGCTGACGATGGAAGATCTTCTTGCGCGCCGTACCGCGGTCGCGGCTCCGGTCGCTCCTGCTCCAGCTCCTGCTCCTGCGCCCGCTCCGGTCGCTCCTGCTGCGGCTCCCGCCGCTGCGCCTGCGATGCCGCCGAAACCGCCGTGCCCTTATTGATGGAGAGAAAGAAGTGGTAATCGTGATTGACACACGGGAACAGCGTCCCTGGAGCTTTCCACCCGATATCGAAGTCGAGATCGGGACGCTCCGCACGGGCGACTACGCGCTGAAAGGCGATGACCGCTTCGCCATCGAGCGAAAGAGTGCCGACGATTTTGTCGGGACTCTTTCTGTCGGCTGGCACCGCTTTGTCCGGGAATTGAACCGGATGGATGCCGCCGGTTTTCCGGCTAAAGTGGTGATCGTAGAAAGCGACTTCTTTACCTTCTGTTTTCGGACCCGCCAGGGAGAGATCGTTGCGCCGGACCACGAACACACACGATGCACTCCGCAGTTCGTTATGAAAAGACTTGCGGAGCTGACGATGCGAAATGTGTCCGTGATTTTCGCCGGCAATGCGGATCTCGCCTCGGCGGTCGCACTGAGAATATTTTTCGAAAGAGAAAAAGAAAATGGTTCTGAACGTAACTCTTGAACGGATGCTCTGTGCTAAGAAAGAGAGCTCCTGGTACTTCTTCCGTGCTGTGACGGAAGACGGGAAAAGCCTGATTTGCAAAGGTTCTATGTGTTGGGAGCCGCGCGTCATGGAGACGCTTGCACTTTCCGGAGAGTGGACAGTCTACAAGGGAGAGCGGCAGTTTCAGTTTTCTCAGGCGAAACTTGCTCTGCCGCTCGATGAGCGCGACCAGCTGCACTATGTCTGCACCCGGGTTGCGGGGATCGGGCCTACGACCGAAGAGGCAATCTGGGCAGCGAAAGGAAAAGACTGGCGAAGCCTGGCATTTGGTGAAATTAAAAAAGTTACCAGCTCTACGATTGAAGAATTCCACCGGCAGGTATCTCTTCTGGCGGCTGATGCCGAAAAGGCGGAAACGATTTCTTTTCTGGAAAACGTCGGCTGCTCGGAAGCGATGGCGGGAGCTGCCTGGGAGAAATGGGGAGCTGCGGCCGCCGGTATGGTATCATCTGACTGTTACTGTCTCGCCGAACTTCCGGGCTTTTCTTTCAAGACGGTCGATGATAACATCCGGCGGAATTTCTCGATTTCCGATGAAGATCCGCGCCGGATCCGCGCCGCGATCATGTACGTTTACCTGCAGGAGTGTTCTGACGGCTCGACCGTTGTCGACGCCTGGCGGCATCTTGAAAAAACTGCAGCTCTGCTTCGGAATATCGGCGAAAAACTTATTTGCGAATGCGCCGGCGAAATGATAAGAAAGAAAGTCCTGCAGCGTTTTGAAGATAAGCCGTATATCTCCGCAGCATTCCACTATGCGAAAGAGCGGACGATATTAGATTATATCGAACTTGCCGCCGCGGCGGAAAAGGTAAAAATCGAGCTGCCCGGAGATGAGGAGCTTGCTGCCGGAGAGAAATTCACTCCGGACGAATCGCAGCTTGCCGCTGTAAAAAACGCGATCCGGGGAAAAATATCCATCGTAAACGGCGGCGCCGGTGTCGGAAAAACGACCGTGATAAAGATGATCTATCGCGGGATCCGGAAGTGCTTTCCTGAACTGCAGATAAAGCTCTGCGCTCCGACGGGGAAAGCTGCTGCGCGACTGAAAGAGGCAAGCGGTATCCCTGCCACGACTATACACGTTATGCTCGGCGCGATGGGTAACGATCTCTTTTCTGCCGGCCCGCTCGATAAGTGCGCCGTGATCGTCGATGAGTCAAGTATGGTCGATTCTGCGCTGCTTGCCGAGATCCTCTCGAGGAAACCGGCAAAGATAGTTCTGGTCGGAGACCAGGCGCAGCTTACTCCCGTCGGAAACGGCCAGCCGTTCCACGATATTATCGCGCTCTTCCCCGGACTGGTAAATACGCTGACTAAATGTTATCGGAACACTGAGGCCGTATTTCAGGCGGCGAATAAGATTCGCTCGGGAAATCTTCCCGGGAGAGCGGCGGAAAGCGAAAACGAGAAGTGGACTGTCGTCAACGCTGCCGATCCCGCCGAAGCGCAGGAGCTGATCTGCGAATGGGCGAAAGCTGATATTATTGATTTCGAAAAAGATATCGTTCTCTGTCCGAAGAACGGAAAAAAGCGCGAAGACGACTCCTTCCAGGAGGGAACGGTAAACGGATTGAACGCCGCGCTGCTGGCCATTGACCGCGAAAAACGCGGCGCTGCCGGCGACCGGAAGTTCATCCCGGGCGACCGCGTTATAAACACCGTGAATATGCCCGAAGCGCACGTCTGGAACGGAACGACCGGAACGGTCTGCGCCTGCGACAGCGAGGGCTTGTTTGTTACCCTCGATGTCCCGTTCCGGGATGCTTCCGGCGAGGAAGTTCACCGGGTTCGCTTTTCAAAAGAAATGGCGAAAAACCTGCGCTACGCTTACGCGCTGACGGTCCATAAATCGCAAGGAACACAATACCGGAAGGTATTCATGCTTGCCCTGCCGCGCGATAAGTTCCAGCTCGACCGGAGTCTGCTCTATACCGGCGTGACCCGCACCCGCGAAGAGTGCGTCGTTGTTGGCGACTACTCGACGCTTGCCGACGGAATAAATGTCGTCCGTGAAAAGAAAACAGTTTTGCAGTGCCTTAAAATGCACACGTCCACCACCGCGGGTTGACCTCTACCGAGATAAAAATTGAGGTCGATTTGATAAAAAAGCTGCCGGATGGTCCGGCGGATAAAAAAGGAAAGGATCAAATATGGAAAAGATGTCCTCTGAAAAACTGGAAAAGTTGACGAAAGCTGAATTGCTGACCATTATCGGCGATTTACAGAAAGCCCTCGAAGAGCTCGAGTCCGGAACGGAAGAGCTGGCGAAAAAAGTCGAAGAAGTCGAGAAGTGCACTTGCGAAGATGTTGTCAAAAAGCTGACTTCAGAAAAAAGCGTTCTCCGCGAACTGGTCGAGATCTCCTGCCGCGAGAATTGCCCGCACCACAAAAACGAAGATGCTTGCCGAAACTGCTCTGTTGCGGAGCAGCTGAAAGCCATTGACGGAGAAACAGAGAAGGAATAACCAAAAGGCTCGCCTACCACCGCCGCCTGTTTTCGGTCAGGTAAAAAACCGAATTTCAATAAAAAAAACCACCCCAAAAAACAAGTGATACAAATGGATATTGATTTCAAACTGATCGATAGTGAAAGCAACCGCGATCCAGGAGATATTCGGGCGCTCAAGGCAAACATTTCTGAAATTGGGCTGTTACAGCCTATCTTGCTGAAAAGAGACGGAAAGCGCTTCCGCGTCGTTGACGGCCGCCGCCGGTTTGCCGTGGCACAAGACTTGCTGGAGAGCAGCCTGCCCGCAAAATGGTATCGCCTGTGCGAAGGTGAAAAAGAGGATCTCGCCGCCTTTTCCGCGAACACAATCAGGAAAAATCTCTCGCTCGCAGAGGAGATAAAGCAGTTTTCAACACTCGGAGACAGCTACTCCGTCAAAGAGTTGGCAAAAATCTTCGGTAAAAGCGAAAACTATATCGCCTTGCGGCTTAATTTGTCAAACCTTTCCGAAGAGTGGCAGGAGGTTTTGGAAAACCCGGAAGACTTCCAACAATGGACTCTGGAAATGCTTTCGCTGGTTGCTCGCGAACCCCAAAACGTGCAATCTGACCTGTTTGACCAAATAAACTTCATTTCAAATAAAAAAAATCTGCTTGCAAAAATCGCACACGAACACTGCAAGCTTAAATATGCACCGTTTGAGGTGTATGATGTTTGTCACGATTGCCTCAAACGAACCGATTCATGCAACCTTCTTTTTGCGGATTTCCCCGAGCACGAAGCGGAGTGCCTCGACAAAGAGTGTTACGAAAAGAAAGAGCTTGAATACTTCAAGTCGCTGAAAAAAATCTATCCTGAGCTGCACCTGGTTAAGGGCGACGGGTGTAACTGCTCTTGGGGATCTCCGCTCTATGAGTGGCTTAATAAAAATAACGCCATGTGGTCGGGTGCTGCGAAAGAACCGAAAGAAAACGAGGTGCCAAACGCTGTTATTGTTGGCGGTCCACGTTCCGGTGAAAGATGCATGGTAGCCGCAATGCACGTCGAGCCAGAGAAATGCGAAAGCGAAGCTGACAAATTGAAAAATTTGGAAAAAGGACTGAAAAAACGTCGTTTCGAAAAGGCTGTCGCTCTTTTTAAAGAGCGCGCTTGCAATATTGATCGCTTAAAAGAGTATGAGGAGTCGCTGCTTTTTGTTCGCTTCTGGAGAATTGCAATCGCGCTCGGCATCCCTGGAGAGATTGACAAATTCAAAACTAATGCAGAAGACATATCCAGAATGCTTCAAAAATGCGATCCCTACAAATTTGAGAACATCTTCAATCCCGTCGTTCGGGAAGTCTGTCGGCGCTGTGATTATTTGTTCGGAAACGTTGACGATTTGCACGCGCTGGGTGATCTCATTTTCTTGGACGTGACCGAATGTGAAAAGGCCGCGGAGCTGGATGTTCCACCTTCTCCGGAGCTCATTCGCTTGAGAGATAAAGCTACAAAAGGGAAAAGCGATGAAAAATAAAACAGAAGCCGCATTGGTAAGCGCCGAAAAGCATTGCGAATTGTGCAAAAAAAACAGTTGTACCTGCCAGACCTGCCCGGTTGGTATTCTGAAGAAGGTCCTTTGTTCCGCCATTGGAAATTTTCTTATATATGCGATCGATTTCGATGGAACCATTGTGGAAGAGAAGTGGCCGAAGATTGGCGCCCCCAAAAAAGCAACCATCGACTTTATTCGGCAGCTGCGGAAAAAGGGGCACAAATGGATCCTTTTTACCATGAGAGAAGGAGAGTATCTCCGAGAAGCCCTCGATTTTCTCGCAATAAATGACCTTCTTCCTGATGCGGTAAACGACAACCTTCCGGAAAGAGTCAAGCTTTGGGGAAATAATCCGCGAAAAATTTACGCGGACGTGTATGTTGACGATCATAACGCCGGAGGATTGGTTCTTCCGGAGATTCAATTTTAAAAGGTTAAAAAAGTGAAACACTTCCAATTTAAAGAGATAAAAGAAAAGGGATCCTGTATCGCTTTCCTCGAAAACGTTCTCGGAGCTAAGGTCCATAACGGCCGCTGCGCTGCCATCTGGCGGAACGGTGAACGGGATTCCGTTTCCGTCGATGACGAAAAATGGTTCGACCACGGCGAGAAAGAGGGTGGCGGACTTATCGAACTCTGCGCCCGTGCGAAGTTCGGCGGAACTGACGTGACCGCCATCCAGGCGGCGCAGGAGTTTCTCGGAGAGTGGCTTGGATTGACCGAGATGAAGCTCCGGAAAGCTATTCCGGAGAATCGCTACGGCGAGCTGATAGCCGAAGGGTATGTAGAAGCTGCCCGGTATGAGTACCGGGATCTTGACGGTAAGCTGATTTACTTCGTCTGCCGGATGCAGCATCCGGTGAAGCATAAAGAGTTCCTGCAGGGAACGCCTGACCACTGGGGAATTGCCGATATTAAACCGATCCCGTATAACTGGAGTGCGATAAACGAAAGCTCTTGGTGCGTGATCGTCGAGGGTGAAAAAGACGTCGAGACGTTAAAGACAATCGGAGTACCGGCGACCACGAATTCCGGCGGTGCTAAAAAGTGGAAGAGTGAATTTTCAGAATACTTCCGCGGGAAAAGCGTGATAGTGCTCCCCGATAACGATGACGTCGGAAAAGAACACGCGGAAATGATCGCGGGCGACCTCTGCGGCGTCGCCTCCTCTGTCCGTGTCGTTGTCTGCTCGAAGCTGCCGAAGGGCGATGTTACTGACTATTTCGAGAAAGAGAACGGCTCCTGGGAAAAGCTCGCGGAAATGATCGCGGCTGCTCCGGAATACTCTCCGCTGCAGCTTTCCGCTGTTGAAGCGGCGAAAAAGGCGAACGAAAAAGCCTTCCGTAACTTCGAATATGAAAACGAGCGGAAGAAAAATTCAGACCGCGTTCCCCGGCAAATAAATGATCTGGTCTCGGATCTGCATACCCGACTGCTCGGCGCGCCCTTCCGCGTCGGAGATGAGTTGTTTGATCGCGATCGCGATACCGGAGTGATAAGTTACATTTACGATTCGAGCGACCTGTTCAGCTGGATCGCCCGGAAAACAAACCGGGTGGTCGAATGGACCCGCCTCGATGGATGCGTGACGAAGCAGGAGTTCTTTTCCGCGCTGAAAAGCGAAGCGAAACGTTTTTCCGCGATATCGTTCACTCCCGATTATCCGAAGCGCGATGATGTATATTATACGCACCCTGAAATGCCTCCGCCGACGGAGAAGCACGAGGCGTTTAATACCTTTGTGAATTTCTTTAATCCGGTCGATGATATAAACAAAAGCCTGCTCGCCGCTTTTGTGATGGCGCCGATCTTCTATATGCCGAACGTGGCGCGCCCGCTCTGGATCATCGATTCACCGAACGGCCAGGGGTCCGGAAAGAGTATAATCGCGGAAATGGTCGCCTTCCTGTACGGCGAAAATATCTACGAAGGACGGCCGATAGACGTGTCGCTCTATGATCTCGAGCGGAATTATCAGGAAGTCGTAAAGCGCATTATTTCCGTAAAAGGACGAAACTCCCGAATATTCCGTCTGGATAACGTTACCGGCACGCTGAGATCGAGTAACCTTTCGATGCTGGTGACTGCCGGAAGCATCTCCGGACGCGCATCCTACGGCCGAGGAGAGGAATCACGCCCGAATAACTTGACGTATGTGGTGACTGTGAACGGTGCGACCGTTGACACGGATATCGCCAGCCGTGCTTATTACCTGATGGTCGCTAAACCGAAAATGAACCCGCACTGGACGAGTGATGTGATAAGATATATCGAACGGAACCGGATGAAGATATTTGCCGATATCGTCGATATAATTTCTTCTCACACGGTTTACGATATTCCTCCTGCCACCCGGATGCCGATGTTTGAGACGACGATACTGCAGGCGGCTTGCGGCTCCCCGGAGCAGTATCAGCGCGTGATCGACTTCCTGGTCGGAAAGAAGGAAGAGACGAATATCGACGAAGAACTGGCACGGCGCATCGAGGAGGAGATTTGCAGCCGTATCGTGAATACCCGTCCCGCTATGGGAAGAGCGGCGATGAATCCGCAGAAAGAGCGCATATTTATCCGCTCGCACGTCCTGGAGAACTGGTTCCGGAACGAAGCCTGGCTGGAAAGGAAGCACCCGGCGGAGGTTATTCGGAATATGGCGAGAACCGGCATGATGGCACAGGTGGATCCTGTGGTGATGCGGTATCCGTACCACGCTGGACGCGAGATAAAAAGGCGCTCCGGAATTATGTGGAACTATAAGGGCAAAACGTCCGATGTCCGCGTCATTGGCTGGGAGGAAAAATGTGCCTCAGAAATAATATCCGGATGAAGCCTTATTGCGGTGCTTCGTTCTGCTCCAGTGGAGTTTGGAAAATTTTGTTGTTTATGGCGGTTTTTCAGCTCTGCCCCGGGGTGCTCCAGTGGAGATTGGCAAAACTTTTCATCAGGATGTATGTAATGCTCCTTTTTGCTACAGAGTCGTTTTTCGCAAGGTTGGCGCACTCTGACGATTATTTTTGAGCTTATTTTGTTTATTACTCCAGTTGCTCTATACTGCTCCATACCATTTATAAAAACTATATATATATCTATGGCACCCCCTTATATAGGGGTATATATAGAGAAACCCCTGGTACAGGGTGGGTCACGGAAAAGAGGTGTACGAAAAAATGATTGACTTAATAGCGAAAGAAATGACGCGGAAACGGATTGAAATTCCGCTGTTGAACCGGCTGAAATTCGATATCGAAACCGCCGATGTTTTTGAAAGAATGAAAGAAACTCCGGATCCGGAAGTCCTCGAAAAACTTCTCGCCGACTGGCGGATCCGGGCGGATTATCTCGCGACGGAAAGAAGAGCATTCCGCGCGCCTGCCAGACTGCTGCGGAAAGACGGAGAAACTGCCGCGGAATATCTCGACCGCATTTATGAAAGGAGTTGGAAATGCCGCACGATGTAAAAGCGACGCACCCCTCGGGAAAGCTCGGGATAACCTTCGAGGAAGAACCGCACCTCTACGTCGACGATTGGGGAGTTGAATACACCTCTGTCACGACATTGGTACACCGGGCTTTTCCGGGATTTGATGCCGCCTCCGCTGCGGAAAGAAAATCGATGAAGACCGGCATCCCGGCTGAGAAATATATCGAGGAGTGGGCGAAGTACGGCGATGAATGCGCTAAACTGGGAACCCGGACGCACGAAAACTGCGAGCGGCACTTTCTCGGGAAATTCGATGAGATGCACTCACCCGTCGATGACGATGAGCGCGCCCGATTCCGAGCCGCCTGGTATGAGGTTGAGGCGATTAAAGAGCGATATGAGGTCGAGCCGGAAAAGCTGGTGTTCTCTCCGCGCTTTCGCGTCGCAGGTTCGATTGATATGTTTTGCCGCGCCCGCGCCGGTTCCGGTTACGCGATCGGCGACTGGAAGTTCGTGAAGAAGCTGCGACGGGAGGCGTTCGGTAATAAACGCGGTACGGCGCTCGCGACTGGGATCTTCCCGGATTGCAATTACTTCCACTATGCGCTGCAGCTGAATATCTATCGGATGATCCTGATGGTCGAGGGCTATATACCTTACGGCGCACCGGTTGAATTGTTTTTGAAAAAGTACGATTTTGAAAAAAAATCTTTTGACCACGTCCAGCTTCCGCTTTATCCGCTTGAGGCCCTACTGCTACTTGCGTATAACGCGACAGGCGATAATCTGGAATATGTTCCTTTTTAAGAGGGAGGCGGGCAATGAGTTTTTTTGAAAAAAATTTCTCTTACATAAAGGAATGCGCAGAGTGCCGCGCACGTGAAATCACCAACCTGTTAAACACAAAAGACGATTTCCAGGACTACGTGCAGGATATATACATATGGGTAATAAAAAGGGCAGATAAGTATGACCCACAGAGGAGCAAACCGACAACGTATATTGCCATGATAACTCAGACGGCAAAGAAACGAATAATAAGGAAGTGTCTTCGAAAGAAGAACAGGATACTCAGCGATGCAAAACGTTTTTGAAGAAAATAATATAATCGAGCCATCATTCGAGATGGACCATGCTCCGGCGGACATATTGTCCTTTATCGAAATGTTAGATCAAACAGATAAAGAGCTGTGTCAAAAAATTTTTGTCGACGGCGCGGACATCAAAAAGGTTGCTGCTCGATTTGGATTTTCAAAAAACAATCTTTTGAGGCATTTGAGGGTGATCTTGACTCCGCTTGCGGAGGACTTTGATATATCCGTCACTTTTGAAGACCACGAAAAAAGTGACGGACCGGACCGACCACCGAAGGGGTCGAAAAGGTACTCCTGGACCCGAAAAACGGGGTTTAGTCCCCGTGAAGTAGTCGGAAAATAACACACTCTTTCTTTCGAGGGGCTAAAAATGGCAGACGACCTTTTCACCATAGAGGATATTCTGGGACGAAAAAGAGAAGAGCCGCCTGAGCAGCAGCTCAACAGCGCTTTTCTTTCTACTCCGCGTGCTCGTCATCTCTTTCACCGAGTAATGAGCGAGCGCAAGCTGGAGGAGCTTCTTCCTCCTGACCTTCATCCGGGCGATTGCCTGCACGTGATTTCAGGCGGAGACGTTGACAGCTTGAGTTATCTGTTGTGGATATTGCGTAAGACGCGCGTGACAAAATTGCTTATTTCGACCTGGTGTGTTTCAACGACAGACATACAGGAGCTTGAGCGGCAATTCAATATTGGAAACGTGAGGCAAATAGACTTCTACGTAGGAGAAATTCTCCCGGGAAGCTATCCCGAAGAGTACAAAACGATTTGTCAGCTTTGCCTCAAAACGGGCGGCAGGGCAGCGGTGTTTCGTAATCACAGCAAGGTCATGGCGGCGATAGGAGACCGCTTTTCTTTCGCGATAGAATCGAGTGCAAACCTGAACACCAATCCTCGAACGGAAAACACAGTTATCACGATCGGCGCAGAGATAGCCGATTTTTATTTTGATTTTTTTAATGATATAAAAAGTTTTGACAAAGAATGGCGAAAAAATACGATCTGCAAAAACTGACCGCGGCCGAACTCTCTGAAATATTGAGTTTTGTTGAAGTAAGCGGAGAGATTTCGCTTCAGGATATTCAAGAGGACATCGCTGCGGGCTGCCCTAAAAATCCGGACGGAACAATTAACCTATACGCATACGCAGGCTGGCTCTGCGGTGGAACTGAATAAGAAAAATGAAACAGGATTACGGAAACTTGTCTTGCTCTGAGCTTGAGAGGATACTTAACGGGAGCGCAGAGCCGGGACATTCCCCCGCGACCACCAAACGTCTCCGTCTCCAGCGCCAGCGGGCGGGGACGATCATCGCGGGAACCAAAAAAGGCAAAATAGATTTATTCAAGTATATAAAGTGGCTGCGGCTTGAGCGAAAAAAACAGCAGGCTGCTCCCGTTGCTGCGCCGCGTAGTTACGAGGAGATCAAAGAGGCAGCCCGCGAACGGAGCGCGGAAAAATCTGTTTCCGGAAGAGACATTGCGCCGCTGCCGCAAACCAAAGATCCTGCGCGTCGGGCGCGCTGCTCCTTGAGTTTGAAAGATTTTTGTGAAACCTACTTCCCCGAAACCTTCTACCTGGACTGGAGTCCGGATCATTTAAAGGTCATCGCAAAAATAGAAACCGCAGCACGCGACGGCGGCTTGTTTGCCCTTGCGATGCCGCGCGGAGAAGGAAAAACGACTATGTGCGAAAGAGCTGTGCTGTGGGCAGCTCTTTATGGCTACCGAAAATTTATCGTTATCATCGGAGCCACCGAAACGGCAGCGATCGAACTTATGGACACGGTCAAGGCGGAGCTGGAAAGTAACGACCTGCTTTTTGAAGATTTCCCCGAAGTGTGCTATCCGATAAGAAGACTCGAAGGCATAAATAACCGCGCGTCCGGTCAGCTGCTCAATGGAGAACGCACTCAAATATCGTGGTGCGGTACCGAAATAGTTCTTCCGACGGTGAAAGACGCTCCTTCGTCTGGAGTTATAATTCTTTCTGTGGGAATTACCGGGCGCGTCCGCGGAATGAAGAGAAAAGTCAACGGGAAAGACGTGCGTCCGGAGCTTGTTGTCATAGATGACCCTCAGACACGCGAAAGTGCGGAGAGTGCTGAGCAGTGCGCCAAGCGTCTGCGCACGATCAAGGGAGATATATTGGGGCTTGCCGGTCCCGGCAAAAAGATATCGGGAGTCATGCCATGCACCGTCATCTCTCCTGATGACGTGGCAGACCAGATATTGAACAGAGACAAGAACCCCGAGTGGAACGGAGAACGTCTGGCACTCCTGCGGAGCTTTCCGGATAAAGAAGCGATGAAGCTCTGGGACCAGTATCGCGAGATATCGGTTGATTCTTACCGCAAGTACAATGACAATCACGAAGCGACAGAGTTCTATCGTCTGCATCGTGTCGAAATGGATAGAGGCGCAGAGCCGAGCTGGGAAGATCGATACAACTACGACGAAATATCCGCTATCCAATACGCGATGAACCTGTACTACAAGGGAGCAGAGAGCTTTTTGGCGGAATATCAGAACGACCCGCGGCCGCAGCAGAACGAAGAGACGGCAAAAATAACGGTCGAACAAGTTTTTGCGCGCTTGAATCATCGCGCCCGCGGCGTGGTGCCGATACAAGCAAGCACACTCACCATGTTTATCGACATTCAGAAGGATCTTCTTTACTATACGGTGTGCGCTTTTTCTGAGCGGTTCGACTGCTGGGTCATTGACTACGGAACATACCCGGACCAAAAAAGACGCTATTTCACCCTGAAAGATGTGCACACAACTATCGGTGACGTCTACAAGGCAGAGACGCTCGAGGGCACATTGTACCAGGCGATCAAGGAATTGACAGAACTTTTTTTTGCGCGAGATTTTGTTCGTGAAGATAAGGGAACAATGCGCATCTCGCGCTGTGCAGTTGACTCAGGATGGGGTTTGTCTACAAACGCCGTATATCTCGCCTGCAAACAGAGCATCCATGCATCCCAGCTGTTGCCGTCGAAAGGCGTCGGAATAACCGCCGCGCAAAAGCCGTTCACCGAATACAAAAAGGTTCTCGGAGAAAAACTGGGCGATAACTGGCGTTTGTCAGGAGCTCGGGGAAAGTATTACAGCAAGCTGCTGGAATATGACACGAACTTCTGGAAATCCTTTTTTCGCGCGCGGTTGTTGACTTCGCCGGGCGACCCCGGCAGCTTTACGTTGTGGGGAAGCGATGAAGAGCTCCACAGAATGTTCGCAGAGCATTTATCCAGCGAAACTGCGACACCGACCGCCGGACGCGGCAGGCAGGTTGATATATGGAAGATGATTCCCAACAGAGAGAACCACTTTCTCGATGGAGTAGTGGGCTGCATGGTGCTCGCTTCACTTGACGGCTGCAAAATCCTTGAAAAGAAGATGCCTCTCGCCAACTTTTTATCGACACCGAAAAGAGAAAGACGAGTGCACACCCTCGGAAAAGTTCATAAACTTCACTAAAAAAAATAATAAACTTTATCCAAAAACAGGAGTTTTTTACGAAAGAGGGATAAAAACTCACAAAAAGACAGAAAAAGGAGTTGATTATGTCTGATGTTGACATTGAAAAAAAAGCACTTGAACCAGCCGAATACGAGAACGACGGAGAGCGAATAAAGAATCGCTCGGCAGCGGATACGATTGCACTCCTGAAGTACGCGAAAAAGTCCCGCCGCAGCACAAAGAAAGCTTTTGGCGGGCTTGGCATAGTAAGAATATCCACTCCCGGAGCAGATGAATAATGCCGAAAATCCATTTTGTAAAATCGAAATTCGACGCGGCGAGTACCAGTCCCGAAGCTCTGCGTCACTGGAAGGGCGCGGATCATCTTTCTGCCGACGCCGAACTACTCCCTGATGTCCGCCGCCTGGTCGTGAGCCGCAGTCGTTTTGAGGCGGCAAACAACGGCTATCTTGCCGGAATCCTCCGGACTCTGGCATACGATACGATCGGAACCGGTCCCCGGCTGCAGCTCCGTCCGGACAGCGTTGGTCTTCTCTTTCCGAAGGATGCAAACAGCCTGGCGTCGCGTTGTCTGAGCCGGCGCGAAAAACGCTTTCACGCCTACGCCCGCAAGATAAATCTTGCCGAAAAGCTCCGTCTGGCACGTCTGGCGAAAGCTCGTGACGGAGAAGTTTTCATCCAGAAAGTTGTAAATCCGCGTATCGACGCAGTAAACAACATAGATCTGGTGCTCTACGAAGCCGAACAGGTCGGTTCTCTTATCTCGCAGGATGTAGACGGCTACTATAAGAACGGCTCCCCGAAAGAGGTGGATGGAATTCTCTACGACCGCAACGGGAACCCGACTTTTTACCGTTTCTGGCGCATCCATCCAGGCGCACTCGGCGGCGGTTTTGCGGGTGAGTACACTCTCGTACCCGCGAGCGCAGTCATACACTATGGCAGCTTCACCCGTCCGGGGCAGCATCGGGGATTTCCCGAAATTGCCAGCAGCCTGACCGTATTCAATGATCTGCGCCGATATGGCAACGCGGTGGTCGCTGCTGCGGAAACGGCGGCGGTGATAAGTTTTCTGCTCGAAACTGATACGCTTTATGACGCCGACGAATATGATCTCTCTGACGAGCTCGATGAAAACGGCAAGCGGATTAAGCAGATCAATTTTACCGACGTCGTTCCGATGGCGAAAAATGCCGGTGTTGCGCTGCCGGAGGGCTGGAAAGGTCACCAGCTGAAAGCGGAGCAGCCGACCAGTACTTATCCGGACTTCGTGGACGCAAAGCTGAACGAAGCGGCACGCGCACTTTCCATGCCGTTTAACGTGGCAAAGGGAAATTCCGCAGGTTATAACTACGCCTCCGGCAGGCTCGACCATCAGGTGTACCACAAAATGATCGCGGTTGAGCGCCAGTCGATCGAATACAACATTCTCGACCGGGTGTTCGAGAGTTGGGAAAATCTCGATAAGATACTCCATCCGGAGGACTACCCGGAAGAAGCTGATTATTATCACGTCTGGATGTGGGACGGATTCGAGCATAGCGATCCGGCGAAAGAATCAAACGCTCAGAGTATGCGCCTTGCGAACGGAACGACAACTCTTGCAGAAGAATGTGCTGCCAGAGGCAAGGATTACGAAGCAGTTCTCCGCCAGCTGGCACACGAAAAAAATCTCAAAGAACAGCTCGGTTTGACGACCGGGCAGGATACACAAACAATAAAGGAAATTGACGATGGCGAAGAGTAAAATCAAAGCTGCTGCGGGAGAACATCCGCTGCAGATGATATCAGCCGCGCTCGGAAATGACCTCACGAAAGTTGAAGGAGTCGCCTATTCCGGCGGAACCTTCAGTCAGTGGTGGAGCAGTTACCCGTGCGTGACCGATATCGACGGTCTTGAGATCGCGGCGCAGATCCCCCTGATGTATAACCACATCAACGACCCGGAGTTCCGTCTCGGAGAAGTGACGGTTACCAAAGCGGATGGAGAACTGCACATCTCCGGCGGTGTCGATGCCTCGACCGAAAAAGGAAGAGCGATCATCGATGCCGGCAAAAAATGCAATTGGCAACTTTCGCACGGAGCGGAGATCATCGACTCCGTATTTATTCCGGAAAAGAGCAAGATAACAGCAAACGGCAGGGAGTTCGAGGGACCCGTCCTCCACATCCGCAAAGCCGTCTTGCGCGAAGTCTCTGTTGTAGCTATCGGAGCCGATAGTGATACCAGTCTGCGGGTTGCGGCTGGTTTTAACATTTTCCAAACCAAAAAAGGAGAAAACACAATGCCTGAAAAAGGAAAAAACGTTGCTGCTGCTGAAAACGCAGCTGCCCCGGTTGCTCCTGCCGCATCCGCCCAGAACGAGAACAAGGCGGACATTGTCGCGGCGGAGAGAGCGCGCGTGAAGAGTGTCCGCGCTGCGCTGAAAGATTATCCAACACTGATCGACAAAGCGATTGAAGCTGGCTGGGATGAAGATCGCTGCAAAGAGACCGTCGCTGACATCAAAGCCGCGACTGCCGGCTGCCAGGCGGGCATGAACATCCTGACCAAAAACGAAAAGCCGGTTGATGGTGCAGTCCTTGAAGCAGCTCTCTCGTTCCGCGCCGGAATTGAAGACAAGAGCGTAGTTGCCAGCTTCGGTGAAGAGATTGCCGATCGTGCTGACAGAATGCGCGGTATGTCGCTGAAAGAAGCTCTTGTTGCCGCTTGCCAGATGAAGGGGATCCGCACCGGTTATACCGTTGGCCACGAAGAGATCAAAGCTGCTTTCACCGTCACCGACCTTCCGGTTATCTTAGGAAATGTCGCAAACAAACGTATGCTGCAGGAATACCAACGCTATCCGATCATTGCGCACAAGCTTTGCAGCATCGGCGACCTTCCTGATTACAAAGAGAGCAGCCGTGCCCGGCTGGCCGACTTCGGTAACCTTGAAGTCGTTCCGCTTGGTGGAACCGTCAAAGAGGGCGCGATGGGAGAAGACAGCGCAACCAACAAGGTCGAGCGCTACGCCAAAATATTCTGGCTGGATGAGGCCCTGATCGTCAACGACGATCTCGGTGCTTTCCTGAAGATCCCAAAGATTTTCGGTGCGAAGGCTGCCCGTCTGGTTGACCAGGTGTTTTTCAAACGTCTGCTTGCAAATCCGGGCAATCTCTTTTCTGCCGACAACAAAAACTATCTCTCCGGAACTACTTCTGCGCTCTCCCTCGATGGATTGAAAGCTCTGCGCACCCTGTTCCTGAAACAGGTTGACTCTACCGGAGAACCCGTCGCCGTTGATCCTTCCTTCCTTGTAGTCCCGCCGAGCCTCGACGTGACTGCCCGAGAGCTGGTCACTGCGACTACCGTCGTTACCGGTGAAGCTGCCACCCGTCCCGCTGCAAACGTTGCCGGCAAGGGCCTTGAAGTCGTCACTTCTCCCTATCTTGAGGCGGAAGGATACGCAGGAAATTCCGCGACCGGATGGTATCTCTTCGGTGACCCGAACCTGGTCGACACTTTCGAGGTCGGCTATCTCAAGGGACGCAAAGAGCCGATTGTCGAGCGCGGAGAGTTCGATCTGTCCAAGTTCGGAATTTCTTATCGCGTGAGCCATCACTTCGGCGTTCGCGAACAGGGTACTGTGGGAATGGCATTTGCCAAAGGCGTCAACTGATAAAAACAGTGAGGTAAAACAATGAATTACGCAAAAGGCTCGAACCGCTCTTTTAACTACACTCCGGCCAAAGATATCGCCGCGGGCGACATTGTCATTGCCGGTGGATTGATCGGAATTACTCCGTATTCCATCAAGGCAGGGGAGACCGGAACCGTTGACCGCTTCCGTGAAGTCGAAGTTCCTTACGACGGTGCTGCAGACGCAGCTCAGGGCGCAACCGCTTACTGGAAGGACGGCAAGGCAACTGCAGCATCCTCGGGTGCTGTTGAAATCGGCTATTTCAGCACAGACGTAAAGAGCAAAGATTCCGCTTGCTCGATTCTCTTGAAGTAAGGGAAAATAAAAATGGGTATCTTTGACGCAGGGACCAGTCTGATGAATGCCGCGTATCAATATGCAGGCTATAACATCTGCTATCAACGCGGCAAAGATACTCTTGCCGCCAACATTCCGGCAAAGCTCGGCAAAACGATATTCCGTTATGTCGATGCGTCGGGATATCTTACGCGGACGGAGCAGCGGGATTTCATTGTAAGGAACACAGACCTGCCGGCAGAACCCGAAACGGGCGATGAGATCATCTTCGACGAAGAGATCTACATCGTGTGTGCTCCAAATGATGAGCCGTGTTGGAAATGGCACAGTCGCTGCAACAGGAGCGAAAAACGAATTCACGCAAAAAGAGCAGGTGAAGCATGAGGCAGAATATCGCGGCAAAAGCGGCACAGGAGCTCGCATCCATCCTGAATGGGATGGAAGTGGAAGGGCAGAATATCTCGGCTGAGTTTAAACTCATTCCCGAAAAAGCTCTTTCAACATCCAAGAAGCTCTCTGTGCTGGTGGTTCCGCACGGGGTCACCACAAATCTTGTCTCTCGCGCCCGCCTGCACGACAGCGAGGTTCAGCTTGATGTCGGCATAACGAAACGCTCTTCCCTTGAGGAGCTCGAAGATCTGTTGGATATAGTTCAGTTCATCGGTGAAACAATAGAGGGTGCAGCGTTGACGTGCGGAAGTTGTTCGCAGATCGAGTACCTTCCGCTGTATGATGTTGACGCTTTTTTGCAGCAGAGCAGTTTTCTTTCGGTAATAAGAGTGAAAATAAGGGTGTTGCAGTGATCGACGTTTCTGTAAAGGCTGACATTAACAGTCGCGAATTGAAACAGCTTGTACATAAAGCGAACAAAAAAGCAATGTACAAAAGTTCTATGCTGGCGACCAAAATGGCTCGCCAGAAGATCAGGTACAGAAGCTATCGCATGAGCTCCAGACCGGGGAGACCGCCGTTCAAACATTCAACTGGTTCACGGAGTTTCAGTCACAGCATTCGCTTTGCGGTCGACAGTGCAGGAACGACCGCGGTAATAGGCCCCCAGAGAGAAAGCAAACAGCTCAATCCCTCCGGGCCGGTACCGCGAACACTTGAGTTTGGCGGCCGCACCCGAAGGGGAAGAAATACGATGTGGTTTGTCCGCCGTGACGTACCGTGGGGAGCCAGCAGCAAAAAGCAGGTTGCCGATTACTTCCGAAAAGAGGGATGGGGCCCGTTATATATGGGGACCAACCAGATGCAAGTGAGTCGACGCGCCGGCAATCGCCCGGTTTTGTCAAAAAAAGTTCCTGACCCAAAATCTCCCGGGAAATACAAGCTGGTTTATTACTTTGCCATCCCGATCAGGAGCGAAAAACAGGCGGATATCGCGGCTGATAATGTCGTGAAGTATTTCGGTTATCCGACAACAGCGGCAAACACGATCGCGCCCCGTCCATTTATGGGGCCGACCTTGCAAGAAAACGGCGGCAAAATTATGTCGTTCTGGAAAAATATAATATAAAGGAAAGAAAAATGATTATCGGACACTATTGCAAACTTTTCGGAGGAGCAGCCGGAGAGGCTGCGACAAAAGTGCTGGGCAAAGCAAGCGAAGTTCAAACTGCTTGTTCCAAAACTGAAGTTGAATCCACCACACGAGAGTCGGAAGGCTTCAAAACATACATCGCGGGCTTGAAAGATGTTTCACTGTCGTTCAAACACGTTTACGACCCGGAAGACGAAGGCTACCAACTGCTCCACAATGCTTTCTACAACAACACCCCGCTTTCTCTGCGCCCCGCTGATAACGACGGGAACGGACTGGAGGCTGACTGGGAGATCTTCACCTTCGATGAGAACCAGGATGATGACGACATCGTCCGCGTTTCCGTGACCGCGAAACCGACGCGGATCGCTGGCGAAAAAGCAAGAAACCCCAAGTGGAAAAAAGGCACAGAAGCTGCTGAGTAAAAAAGGCGCAAAAAGAGGCTGTTGTACAGTTGCAGCTGCCTCTTTTTTTTGCTAAAAAAACAGGGGTAAAAAATGAAAATCATAAAATTTGACAAAAAAGAATTTATTCTGAAAATCGATTTTCTCGCGATCAGAAAAGTTTACTCGCTGGTCCGTCGGCGCGACGGATCGCCGCTTGACCTGATGAAGCTTATTGAGATCAAGCCCGGCGCGAAAATTTCGGGGGGGCTTCTGGAAGAGTTCGCCGATGACACGCTTCTTCTGCTTGAGGTTATATTTGTGCTGCTTCGTGATCAGTTTGAAAAAGCGGGCATAAGCGAAGAAGATTTTTACGCAAAATTGACAGCGGACGAAATAGAGCCCGTCTCCGACGCGTTCCTCGAGGAGCTCATCGATTTTTTCCCCACAGCGGAGAGTCGGGTCCTCCGGATGCTTTACGAAAAAATAAACCAGATCCGACGGGAAGGGGAAAAGATGCTGAGCGAGGCTCTGGACTCAAAGGAAACAACAAAAAACATAGAGCAGAAAATCCGTGGCATCTTGCATGGAGAGCAGCAGGAATCCTTGGAGTAAATCCAGACCCATTTACTCTTCATGAGCTCTTGAAAATGCGCGAAGAGAGAACAAAGCAGGATTGGTGGTACACCGCGAGTGTGGTGGCCGCGATTTACAATCTCTTTGAGAAAAAGCCGGTGCCGGTCAAAAATTTTCATCCGATGTTCAAAAACAAAAACGAAATACACGTGGATGGAAGTGCGCTCGAAAAGTTTTTTACAAAAAAATGACCTCAATCTGAGGTCTTTTTTTGTTGGCGGGATAAAAACTGTTTCAAAAAGTAGAGAAAGGAAAACAAAAAATGTCAATGGGAAGCGTCAGGGCTGGACAGGCGTATATAGAGCTCACTACGCGCGACGGCGAACTTCAAAAGGGATTGGCTCGCGCTGCCGCCAGGATGAAAGAATTCGGTGCAGCGTGTACGCAAGCAGGCAGGGAATTCCTCACTTTCTCGACATCCGTAGCTCTTCCTTTTGCGCTGGCGGTCAACGCGTTCAAAAATTTTGACTCTCAAATGCGAATAGTAAAAGCCGTAACGCAAGCAACAGGCAAAGAGTTTGATCGCCTCACAGCTAAAGCGCGACAGCTTGGAAGGGACACCGATTTCACCGCGCAGCAGACCGCTGGAGCGATGGTCAACCTTGGCAGAGCGGGATTCAATCCGGATGAAATTGAGCGAGCGATAGAACCAGTCATGAACCTTGCGCGCGCGACGGACACCGACCTGCCAGAAGCAGCAGAGATTGCGGCCAACAGTCTGCGCATATTTCAACTGGAAGCTGGCAAAATGGCATACGTTACAGACATTTTGACCGTCGGAGCCAATGGTTCCGCGCAAACAGTTACCGATCTGTTTGAGGCGCTGAAAATAGCAGGACCGCAGGCACAAAGCGCAAGAGAAGACATCAAGGACGTTACGGCCGCGCTTGGCGTCATGGCGAACATGGGAATAAAAGGAAGTCTCGCTGGAACAAGTCTGCGAAAAGCCTATTTGCAGTTCGCAGATCCCAAAATACAAAGTTTTTTGAGGGATTACGGAATACAAACGACAGACAATACCGGCAATTTGCGTAAGATGCGCGACATAATGATAGAGTTGTCGGGAGTAATGAGCAGCATGGGGAGCGCCGAGCGGCTCTCTTTTGCTAAAGAAGTTTTTGACTTGCGCGGTATGACCGGCGGACTCTCTATAACAGCAGATACAAGCAAGATCGACGAATTCATCCGGGCACTCGACCAGAGCACAGACGCGGCCGAACGGACCAGAAAAGAAAGAGAAAAGGGACTCGGCGACTCATTCAACAAATTTCTTTCAGCGGTCGAATCTTTGGGGATCGCGCTGGGCGAAGAGCTTGCTTCGGAGATAACTTCAGTTTTAAAAATTCTGAAAGAGGCAGCAAAACACATAGAGTCGTGGGTAAAAGAAAATAAAACGTTCATCACAGGACTGGCCGCGCTGATTGGCACGTTGGCAATGGCGGGAGCTGCTCTTCTGGCGCTTGGCGGTACAATTAAAATGGCGGCGGGAGTTATTACTTTCTGCTCGGCGGGGCTGAAAATGTTCGGAACCGCACTCAAAGCGGTCATGGCGTTAAAAGCTCTCTACATAGGTATGCTTACAAGCTGGACGGCGGCGACTACAGCTTTTTCGGGAGCCGTCGCCCTCGGTACAAGCACGGTTACCGCATTCGGCGTCGCAATAAAAGCCTTTCTTGCGACCAACCCCGTCGGCTGGTGCGTGCTTGCCGTAGGTGCCCTGCTGGCACTTGCCGCGGCGTTTTCTGATGTTGGCAACAATGTAGAGGAAACCTCAAACAGGATTGCTGAAGCGAATGGGAAAAACAAAGACAAACGTGATGCAGATAGAGACAAAGCGACTGAGCTGGCTGAGTTGCAGAACAAAAAAAATCTCACGCCCGCAGAGGAAGCGCGAAAAAAACTCCTGGAAAAAGAACTGCAGGACGAATACGGTTCAACCGACATCAATGCGATCAATGCCAAAGAGATCGAGGAGCTTGACAAACAAATAAAAGAGCACGAAAAAAATATCGAAGCGGCAAAAAAAGCAAATAAAACCTGGGATTTCGGTTTTAAGGACATATTGAATTTTGGCTATAACTACTGGTCGGGAGAACGCGCAGACGCGCAAGCGACAAACACCAAATACATAGCTGCGCAGCATTACAAGAAGGCGCAAGCTATGGCGCGCCGTTACAAGCTTCAGCAGAAAGGGGAAGCCTCAAAGGGAGCCCAGAACCCCGTATCGGCCAAAGAATACATAGACGCACTGAAGGTGATGAGCGAGTACGATCAAAAAGCTGAGCAGGCGAAAAAGTCAGATATTGAAAAGGAAATAGAAAAAGTAAACGCTGAGGCGGACGCATATAATGCCAACGCCGAAAAAGCTATTCTCCGTTTGCAACATGAGTTGGCGAAAGAAAAAGATCCCGCCAAACAAGAAAATCTGCAAAAAAGAATCCGCGATATCCAACAGAAAAACGAGGCGGTCCAAAGTTCGCGAAAAGCGAATATTTCGGGAATCCGCAGTCGATACTCTTCGGCAGCAAAAGAAAGAGTATCCGACATTCGCGACCGGTTCAGTGCAGCGTCGGCAGATGCAGAGGAAAAAAGAAAAAGGGCAAAAGAAGACAAGGCGATTGATGAAAAAATAAAAACATCCCCAGAAGACGCGATTGCTTATCTGGTCAACCAGCTCGTCAAAATGAAAGAAGCCGTAGCTCTGGCAGAGCAAGAATTCAACATGGCTGTTTCTGACGCTGAACTCCCCGATCGTGACGGCGTCACGCGCCTGACCAAAGAGGAAGAAAAGAGGATCGCCGCCGCTGAAAAGAAATATAACAACCTGCAGGCGCGCATAGAAAACTATCAATCCCGCCTCGAGACCGCGAGAGAGAGCCTGCGCAGCTCCAGGTCGATACTGGGCTCCTTCAGCCTGAAAGAGCTTGCCGGCCAGCTGGGAGGAAGCAGCGCAGCTGAACGTACCGCTAAAGCCAGCGAAGAGCAGGTCCGCTGGCAAAAAAAGATTTATAAAAATTTGAATGAAAAGGGAAATCTGAGATGGAAATAGAACCGAGAATTGTGCCGGCATGGGGGAACTCCTCGCTTCAATTACAAAACGGGGATTTTGCGGACTCAGGCAGCTCAACAGAGGTGAGCTACTTCGTTTTCGGAACCACGGACGAAAAAACAGCAATAAATGCTGCATACACCCAGGCGCCATCTGAATTCGAGGGAATACAAAAACAATCCGCAGAAATAACAGAGCGCTTAACGGAGGACGCGTGGAAAGTCACAATCGCTTACAGTCACTCCGGATCTGCATCTGTAACAACAGAAACAGAGGAAGTATCGGTGTCTTTCGATTGTGGAGGAGGAACACGGCACATAACCAATGCGATAAGCCAAAAATGTATATGGAAAAGAGAGGGAGTTCCTTTCCGCAATGCAAAAAAACTGATCGGCTGGAACGGAAAAACGGGAGCTGATTCTGTTGTCTCCGGAGTTGACATACCTTATGCACAGCCTCGCGAGAGCTACACAAAAACAATGAAGATCCCGCTGTCGACAAAAAAGAAAAGAGTTATTGCTTCATTGACGGGGTGCGTCAATAGCACAAAGTGGAAGGGTTGGGAAAAAGGAGAGGTGATGTTCCTCGGATGCACTTATTCCGGAGTGGAGAACAAAAAAGCGCAGGTCACGTTTAATTTTGCAATTCAAGTTAATGAAACAAGTATGAAGATCGACGATGATGTGCCTGCAATAAAAAAAGAAGGTCATGTGTTTGTCTGGACGCAACAGCAAACCGTCACCAAAAACGGATTGCCAGATATTGAAGTGACGGCAGTTTATGCTGCGCAGGTTGCTGATTATGCTGATTTCTCCGAGTTGGGGCTTGGCAAATAAATGAGCGGAAATTATCAACACGTAACCCCAGGAGGGGACGTCGTTTTCTCCGCTTCCAAAGAAAACGCTGTGATCGACCTTCTTAATAAGGTAAACGGTCAATCGTTGACTGTCCTTCCAGGCAATATCGGGAGTTTGGCGCGACTAAAAGTTTACAACAGTTCTGCGGAACAATTCCCCAATGGTTTCGTAGTTTCCTTTGACGAGAAAGGGCAGCTCGTAGAGAACGCGATTCCTGCGCGCAGCTATGTTGTGGGAAAAAGGTGGGGGGTGCTGACTGACGCTCTTGCTGCAAAAGAATTTGGCGAAGCGATCGTTTCAGGTCCGGTAGAGGTGAAGATATCCTCCGGATCCGGACAATTCGCAACTCCGGCGAGTGATGGAAAATCTTTCGTTCTCGGAGGATCCGGAGTGCCTGTGCTGTGCAGCAACGCCCAAAGCGCAATAATTCTGCTCGGCGGCTCAGGCGGAAATCAAATGCTTGTAGAGTTGACCTCCGTTCCGCCGCAAGGCTTCGGCAACGGCAAGGCAAAACAGATTGTCGGCTACACTGAAAAAGGCGAATATATCTATTCTGAGACAGAAATTCCCGTAAGGATTCCGAGATTATGAAGGACATCCCCTACACAGAGACAGATTGCTTCATTCTGTATTCGAGCGCAACAGGCGTGCAGGACTCCAAACTGAAAGCAGGAGTATCTCCGGGCAAAGTTCGCGCGGAGGCTTCCATCAAGTGCCGAACACAATTTGAGTCAATCACGGGATCTTTCGAGAAAAACGGCCTCAAGATTGTGCCGCGGATTTCCGACAACCGCGTGCTCTGGGACTTCACTATCACAGAGTGCAATATGACCGTATGTGACTATTTGACCGTGACCGTAAAGACGCGCGGAGACGGTGATTACTATGAGCCCGGAGAAGCGACTTTTTCACTTAAAATCATGTGTTACGGTCAGGATCGTCCTTTTCTGGGTAATTTTATCGAATACAACTGCGCCCGTGACGTCAGCATTCCGCAGCGGAGCCTGCTTCCGCTGTCGGTGAACGAAATCGCAAACGTCGGCTGGGGCGAGCTGAATATCAAGGGTTCTGCTTTGTCCCTGCACAATTATACAGACGATGAAGGCAGACGCCATATCTACTATGAAGGGGCTCCGGGTGATCCTGGTTTGTATGGAATTGAGATATTCGCGCAGACATACGAGGGCGGAGCGAATGTGCCGGGACACGTTCCCAACCCGTTTCCTCCGGGGCAGAGCGCAGAGGTGCTGATGCTGAATTGTTACAAGGATTATTACAAGGTCAAGGACCGCTGTATCACCGTTCCGCAAAACATCAAGCTCACCAATGGTCAGGCGGATATGACAGCTTCTTACTGCACGCTGTACTCCATGTATGGCGGGAGCATGAAAGAGCATGGAGGCGTTTTTACTCCTGTTTTTTCCGGAGACGCTTTTTCGCATTATTTTCGGCACGTTATCCAAAAGCCGAACATGCAGTCCGACTACCACCTTCTGTTCCGCATAACGCAAAAAGATGACAGCTGGCTGCTCGAACACCGCGCATACTTGGACGAAGACGACGAAAAGACGCCGTGGGAGACTCTCGCGTCAACTCCGCTTGTAACGCTGAATGTTTCAATTCTGCAAGAAGGTAAAAACAAAAACATTCGCTGTACCCTGTCCGTGCCGACGTTCAGCAAATGGGCTGATGCGCACATAGACGGCGACGGTGCTTATTACGTGCAAAAAAGAGGCTACTTCCACTCCGCACACCTTATTCCCGATGATGGCACGCTATCACCGATTCCGGTATGGGTAAGCGCGTCCGGCGAGATACTGTGCAGCAAACAAGCACTAAAAGACGGGGCTGTTGCTTTTCCGGAAGTGAAGGGCTGGCAGATCATCAAGAACGGCACAGTTATCGAAAATAACGTTGCTCCGGAGACTCCGTCCGTAACGGTGATACCATACGCTCCGCCGCGCAAGAAAGACTCCGCAATGCTGCTTGATACCGCGGGAGGAATACCCCATGAGCTGCGGGCTGTAAAGTCTGGTCTCTGTATCACAGACGGAGCCAATGCCGGAGGAATATGGAAACACTACCCCTGGCATCGGCTTGTTCCGTGGGATATAGGCAAGACAATTCTCTATTCAGTAAGTGGCACAGCCAGCGTGAAAGACGTTCACGATATAACATCAGTAACCTTCGGGGGCAGTCGCGGAGAGTATCTTGATGACTACAATATGTGGACAGGGAAGACTATCATCGAGAACAACTCAGGACAGAAGCTCGAGCAGGAAACACACTTCAACGACTCTGTCGAGTTCACCTTTTCGGGTCAGTCAAAGATGGACGCAGCTCTGATTGAGCAGGATGCGCTCCGCAGTTTGTGCACTCTCGGAAAATCCGAGGACGCGAAATTGGTTTACTTTGAGGAAAATTCCACAATAAACGATGATGATTTCAGCTACCGGAAAACGACAATCTACAACTGGGAGGATGCGGACGATGACATCAAAATAAACGGTGTCACGCTCAAAGCCTCAGCGGGAAAGCAAATTCTTGTTGAGTCCGTTTCCGAGAGCGAAAAGCGCATATTCCAGCAGGTGACGGAAGAGCATACCGAGGGCGGAGAAACCACCGGGGAAGGAGTATTTGACGCTTATCTTCACTACGGACAATGCGACACGGACGACGGACGTGCTATTGCTCAATCCGGGAGTTATGTCGGTTATTTCCGCGCGTCAAAAGAAACGCCATGGACAAAGAAGGTAACGACCACCGATAATAACGGCACAACGACCAGAACCGAAAACGGAATGACGCAGCGGGCACTTTCAGCAACGATCACCGATGCGGAACCATTTCCGCGAATAGCTTTGGTAAATGAGGTCGGAGAGCTCGATGAGCCGGAGAGAAAACTTCCGGAGTTCGACCGCGATATAGAAATCGATGTGGAAAACGAAGCGACCGCAGTGATTACCGGCAAGAATTGGGAATGGGACTTCAAGAACGTATATCAGGGCGATTCCTCCGTGAAGGTCAACGATGCCTTTTGGCACTCTTACCCCTGCTACTGCACAGTCGGCACATCCAGCTCCACAACGACAGTAAAGCTGCAAAAGAACCGCGTCGCGGGATATTTCCGCTATTACCGAAGCGGAAACAAGGCAAGCTGCAGCTGCAACAGCTCGGGAGGTCTCAATTATCGGGATGTTATAACACAAAGCCTTACCGTTACAGCAAAACACCGAGACGGAGACTACGAAAACCCATGGACAACTGAGGACACGCGCGAAACAAGCGTAACCCGCGAGCACGTCCGCTCCCCCGCGCATTCTCTCGAGATTTCATTCTCCCATGTTGACGAACACGGGGAGGATATATACAAGGTGACGACCAAAGAAGGTGGCGAAGGTAAGTTCACCGAGGAGATCGAGAAAGGCGTCCCCAAGGTGTATGAGTTGATTCCGATGAGTGACGCAAAAGAGACCATCTCTTTTGAAAAACTCACGCCGAAAGATGTGCTTGAGCGTTTTGAGCAGTTCGTAGAAAGGAATAGCACAAAATTCGAGGAGTTCAGCGGAGCAGAATTCGACTGGTACACCTCAGAGGGAGAGTTCACAGACTCCCCGCTCTATGCTGTGTTTGAAGGAAAAAACATCAACTCTGCGTCGCGCAGGACGCGCGAACGGAGCGAAAAAATTGATAAAAAATTCACAATTAAGGAATAAGTAATATGCAGGACTTCAAAATTTTCGTAGCTGCCGCCTCTTCGGTTGGAGAAGTGCGCGACTATGTGAACGCGCGTGCTGAGAGCCTACCGTCTATCGTCAAAGGAGTGGAAACGCGGCTCAGGCTGCGGCTCTTCGCTAATCCGGACGGAGACATACCTTATCCCATCGAGCAGCTCGAAGAGATAGCCGCGTGGAAGTTTGTGATGGACAAGGATTACGATCCCGAGAGCAACTATATCATGGTTGCAGATCACGACAACATCACCGTTCAGAGCGTCACGGAGACATCTGAGGATATCACTTACACCTACACAGAGGTGTCTATTCCGCTCCCGAACACAAATACGGTTGAGCTTGAAGAGTGGCTCGGCGGTTCAGAGAGCAAATCAGGTTTGACCGCTGAGCTGGTCGGATATGACGCAAGCGGTGCAAGCGTGTTTGTCCTCCAGATCGAGAACTTCACGGTTCGCAATCGCCTCACCAGCGCAGGAGACCCGACAGACATTCCCTCTGAATATTGGACCGAAGCTCAGGTGCGCTCTTTCGTCATCGGCACAATGCGCAATCCGTTGGAGTATGAGTTCTCAGTTGACGGTTCGGTCTGGCACGCTACCCAGGCCGACGATGACCGCTATTATCGTATGCGGATATCCGGTATCGGTGCTGATTGGTCAAGCGCGGTCAAAATGTCAGCAGGAACGACAGGAAAAGACGGTAAAGACGGAAAGACTCCCGAGCGCGGTGTTGACTACTGGACAGAAGAAGACAAGGCTGAAATCAAGTCATACATTGACGAAGCTATACTTAACGGAGAATGGTGATGACTATTGATAGCGCGATGAAATCGCTTGCGGACGCAGTTCGCGGTAAAACAGGAATATCAGGAAAGCTCAGTATCTCCGGCATGACGGATGCCGTGAACAGTATCGAGCTCAATACCGGAGGCGACATCGACTTCTCCGGAGTGAATGTAACTGCAGGCGACTTGCGCGATGGAGTTGTCGCAATCAACGCTTCCGGTATTAAGATAACCGGAAACATACAGGACGTTGAGTTGCAGCGCGACGGCAACAACGTATCAATCGCGCAGGGGTACACACAAGGCGGAAGTGTCACCATTGAGCAGCAGGAGACTGAGCTGCCGGATGTTTCTTTTTCCGCCGCCGATCTGAGAGTTGGAAAGACTGCCATAAACAGCAACGGAGAAGTAGTCTCAGGAGCTATGCCAGACGCGCTTGTTACTCTCACGGGCAATGTCGTCTCCATCTCCGGAGGATATGCCGCGCAGCAGAAGGTGGGTATTCCGCTTGCGACAGTCACTGAAACGGAAAACTCCGTCACCATTGGCGCAGGCTTTGTTCCGGAACAGCTGGAATATGAGCTTGGCGGAGGAGGAGGCAACGCCTATTTTGTCAGGGTCGATGAGTTCATCGCTCCCGTGGATGCCTACACAGCAGTTGAAGCCGTCGTTGTGTCGGGCTTCGGTGAAGCGGAGACAGGGGACGGTACTGAAGACTATTCAGCATGGAATGGCGAATATCGCGTCACTACGGCAACCGCAGTAGAGACCACCCTTGAAAAGCGAATATTCAAACATACAACCGAAAATAAATACCTTGTTTACGGAAAAGAGACCGAAAACGGAGAAGGTTGGTTCTGGGGCTTCTATACAAGTATTCCCGATTATATAAGTATGTGGTCAGCTGCTTTCTGGTCAAGCTATCTTGTGAGCGGAACATGGCGTAATTACGAATATGATATATCGTTCTCTTTGACAGTAACGCGAGAGAAAAAACAAGTGCCAGCGGTTCCGATGACGCTTACGGGCACGATGATTGAATATGCAGATGGGATATTCACGAAGGAGGGTGCAAACGGCTCTCTGCTTGGCTATGAAGAGACTCCTATCGAGGAGGGCATATATCTCATGCACGATTCAAAGCTTATTGGCTACCCGATTAAATTTGACAAAAGCAAAATTGAGCGTCTTTTTGATGCTGTTCGTGGGAG